TAATGAATTTGTTACTCAATATAAAAAATCACTTGATCGAGCAATTAAAAAGGCATCAAAGGAAACTGCATAATGTACCCGCCTTTATTTTCAATTGTAGCAGCAGACGGAACCGTTCAATCAGTGTTCGGATCTAACCCGGTTCGAGTGCTTCCGTTTGGATCGGCTGACGAAAAAACTCCTCTCCCGTATGCCGTATGGCAAACCGTTGGGGGGTCACCCGAAAATTATTTAGGCGATATTCCTGATATCGATTCATTTCTTGTTCAAGTTGACGTTTACTCTAAGTCGATATCGGCGTCAAGAAGTGGAGCTGAGGCATTGAGAGATGCACTTGAACCGCATGCACACGTTGTTTCAGGGTCGCGAGAAAGCAAAGATCAAATAACCGGAAATTTCCGGTATTCTTTTGATATTAATTTTATCACATCCAGATAAGGAGAATTATTATGGCTAAAAAGACGCAGGGGACGCAGGTTTATTTTATCGACCCCGATACCGACACCGTTGTAGAGGTAACTGATGTTACCGCTTTTAATCCCGGTGGAGCACCGTTTGACGAATTGGATACAACATCATTGACAGCTACGGACAAAACCTATCTTCCAGGGCTACGGTCACCGACTGACGCAAGCATCGAAATAAATGCCGATCCTACCAATGCAAGTCATATCAGACTATTTGCGCTGTTTCTTGCCGGAACTGTTATCGAATGGGCTGCAGGATGGTCCGATGGAACCGCTGCTGCTTCTGGAGATTCAACCGGGTTCGATAATCCAACTTCAAGAACGTGGTACAGGTTTGACGGTTTTGTAAAAGATTTCCCATTTGATTTTGCAGTGAACAGTATTGTAAAATCAACAATAAGTATCCGTAAGTCTGGTACATGCTCATTGACAGAAAAAAGCACCTAATAGGAGAATTATGGAATTAAGCGTAAAAAATCTTCAGGACTCCGGGTCGTTTACTGGGGCTCCTGTTGAAAAAGAAATAAAGTGGAATCAGGACGGGAAAGAAATGGTTGCGACGGCTTTTGTGAGAAAGTTGTCCTATCGTTCTGCCGTATCTGATGCAAAGCAGCATTATGGTCGTGGTGATATTGTTGCAGGGCGCATATCATCTTGTATTTGTGATAAAGACGGAAAGCCTGTTTTTTCGGTAGAAGACATAACCGGATGTCCTATTGAAGATAAAAGCGATTCGCATGAAGAAAAGGAAAGAAAAAAATCTATTACAGATCGTGGGCCACTTGACCATAATTTGACAATTGCCTTACTTGATGCTATTTCAGAAGTAAACTATCCGATAAAAAAAAAGAATTAACATTATTAGATGAAATATGGCATGAACTTGTTTTGTGTGGGATAGGTGGAAGAACAATTGAAGAAGCACAAAATAATATCAGCTATGAAGAGTTTTGCGGATGGGTTGAGTACAGGAGCATGAGGGGTTCATTTAATTTTGCAATGAGAAATGAGCACGATTTAGCTATGATAATTCAACTATTTGCAAACAGGTACAGAAAAGAAGGGACAATGCCTTTTACTGTTTATGATTTTGCACCTCATTTAGACCGACCAGAGCCTACGCTTGATGACTGGAGAAAGGCGGTATAACATGGCAAATCTTAAACTACATACCGGAATTTATATGATACTTAACATTGAAAATGGTAGGTATTATATCGGCAGTGCCATGAGGTTTAACAAGCGATGGAAAGAGCATTTGAGGGGGCTTGAAAACAATCGCCATCACAGCAAGTTTATGCAAAGAGACTGGAACAAGTGCGGGGCGGAATTTTTCAAATTTATTAAACTTGTTATTTGCGAAGCGAAAGATCTTATTGCTATCGAACAAAAGTGCATGGATAGTATGAAACCGGTTTATAATTCTGCACCTACCGCTGGTTCTCAATTAGGATTTAAGTTTAGCGATGAATCTAAACTAAAAATGTCAGAAGCGGCAAAAAGGACAAGAAATTTTACCGGGCATAAACATAGCGAAGAAACAAGGGCTAAGATAAGTTCAACCAAAACCGGAGTCAAGATGGGGCCGTACTCTAAAGAGCGGTGTGCTAAACTTAGCGAGTCTCAAAAGGGCCGGGTAATAAGTCCGGAACATAGGGCAAAAATATCTGCAACTTTAACTGGCAGAAAACAAAGTGTTGACACTATAGCTAAGAGGTCAAAAAAACTTAGAGAAGTATTACCAAGGGCCAGGGCGGTATTGAGCGAATCTAAAGTTAAAGAAGTAATGATGTTGGTAAAAAACAAAATTAAGCATTCAGAGATAGAGATTATTACAGGAGTGAAGAGATATACGATCGCTGATATTGCATGCGGAAGAAAGTATAAGTGGGTGAACTATGAGTAATTTGGGTCAGTTGACTTTGGATCTTGTCGCTCGCATCGGCTCTTTCACCGGCCCACTCGATAAGGCCGAACGGGCATCTAAAAAGAATGCTGATGCAATAAGTAGACACCACAGAGAAATAAACTCCGCGATAAGTTCCTCATTAAAACCGCTCGCGAAGTGGTCTGCTGGCTTTCTATCAGTTAGTGGTATAGTGTCGTTTACTAAAAAAAGTTTTGAAGCTGCCGGGGCCATTAAAGATGTTGCCGCAACTGCTGGAATTACTACAGATACACTCCAGGAAATGCGACATGCAGCAACTTTAAACGGTGTATCAATAGAAGAACTTGACAGCGGCATGCAGAAGTTAAATAAAAATATGGGTGATCTTCGGGCAGGTTCAGGGTCGCTCTATTCTTATTTAAACAAAACCGACAAAGCACTGTTATCACAAGTTAAAAGCGCAGGGTCAACTGATCAAGCTCTTGATATGATATTTAAATCAATGAAGGGACTCGAAAGCCAAGCAGATAGATCAGCTCTTTCTGTTGCAGCGTTTGGAAGATCGGGGCAGAGGCTTTCACTTGTTACAGATGAGTATCAGAGTTTAAGGGAAGAAGCTAAAAGTTTAGGGCTTGTTATCGATGAAGATTTAATTAATAGTGCTGAAGAGGCTGGAGATAAATTTGACACAATGTCAAAGGTTATTAATACGCAACTAACTGCAGCTTTTTTAAATCTTTCTCCTGCAGTTGTAAGCGTTTCTCAGGGTCTTTTAAATGTAACTACTGCATTGTCTGGGTTGTTTAAAAAGAGCGAAGATAACGGCAGAATGGTTGATTTGGAAAGACTAAAAAAAGATATTGAATTATTTGAATTAGCTTTGAATGATGCTGAAAAAACCGGTAAAAAAACATTTGGTGTAATATCTACAGAAGGTATGTTTTTTGAACAAACGATAGATCAAGGAAAAAAGAGCGTTGACGACCTTAAAAGTAGTTATGAAAAGTTAAGTAAAATACAGGGTGGCAATATAAATACAAATGGACGAGGAACAAATCCTTCTACGGCGCCGACAATTATAGCAGACCCAGAAGATGATGGATCATGGGGAAATCTTGAAAAAGTTATCAAAAGAACAAATGAGGTAACTAAACAGCGTATTGAAATAGAAAAAAAATCAAATGACGCTATATTAGCAGAGCGCGAAAGACAACTTCAGGAAGATATTGCAAGGGATAATAATTATCGTCAATTAATAGAGCAGGCCGATCTGGCAGAGTTAAATAATAAATATAGCGGAGTTGAACTTGAGTTAAAACTACACGAATACAAATATGATAAATTGAGAGGACTATATGAAGAAGGATCGGTAGAACTATCAGAAATAGAACGTGCTGCAACTGCTGAAAGAATAACTATCGAAAAATCTTCTTTAGAAGAACGGGAGGATTACTGGAAAAATTATTTAGAATCTTTTGAAAATAGTATGAGTGATATGGATTCCATTGTCGGGGATTCTTTGAATAGTTGGACTTCACAATTTGGAAATTTCTTTGCATCTGCAATATTAGATTCTGAAAATTTGGAAGATGCTTTTAAAACTCTTGGAATGGGGATGGTAAATACTGTTGTTTCAGCCATTGGACAAATGATTGCACAATGGTTAGTTTATAAAACTACAAAAGCCCTTGTTGATAAATCAACACAAACAGCAGCTATGCCAGCTATGGTTGCAAACGCTCAAGCTGCGTCATTACAGGCAGGCATCAACGCCTATGCATCTGCTGCAGCTATTCCCATTGTGGGGTTTGCTGCAGCTCCTGGTGCAATGGCTGCGGCTTTGGCAACAACGGGGCCAATGGCTGCTGCCATTGCCGCATTGTCTTTTGCAGGAATGGCACATGATGGTATAGATAGTGTACCAGAAACCGGCACGTGGTTATTGAAAAAAGGTGAACGTGTGGTTACGGCAGACACATCGCAAAAACTTGATAATACCCTTAGCAGATTAAGTAATGAAACAGGCACCAACTATACACAAAGTAAATACACTGGAAATAATTCAGGTGCCACAAAAGAAGCACATTACCATTACCATTCTGAGGGCCCCACGTTTTTAAATCGAGCTCAATTTAAAGATGCGGCAAGAATGTTAATGTCAGAAATTGAAAATGAAGCCACTCGCAGGGGGACAAATGTCTAAAGAGGGAGAAATATATTTAGGTGTTACCGGAAGCGAGACTTTAATTTCTACCTATGCAAAAGAGGTGCAAAGAGATTTTGAAGAATTCGGCAGGTCGTGGAGAACATCGGGTTGTACATTAAAAACACAAATAATGTCACGAAAATACACGTTTACAATAAATAACGATTATATAGATTTAACCACACTAAATGTTATTTATCAAAAATGTGAATTAGATCAACCATTAAATTTAAAAATGTATATGACAGATATAGACTATTTTTTAAATTTTAACGGTGCTTGTCCTGTTGTTAAAATGAGGCCGTTTTCGTCAACAGATTTTCTATGTGGTAAATCTACAAAAATATTTAAAAACGTTCCGATAGTTTTTGAGGAAATATGATCTCAACCAGTGCATCTTTTATAACAGCCGCAAACGCTAATTTAAACTATCCTATTGCAAAAGTAGATTTGCTCTATACCGACCCGTTTATCAATTCTGGAAACATAGCAGCATCAGCCGATATGAACTCGGCGTGTGGTATGGTTACTACATTAAAAGAGGCAATGGTACAACAGCTATGCGACACCATAACGGCAACACCACATAAATACATTGTAAATGATGGCACATGGATAAATGATGGTACGTTCTGCTGGGCACCTGGAACCGCTCAGGAATTAGCCGATAATCAAGTCGGCTGGTACTCTGCAACTGTTGCTGATGCTGCCGGAGATTTTGCGGTATACCCTGAAGCTATTGTTACATTTGCTGAGGATAGATCGATACAGGTTGTCAGTGTTGTCGGGGATCCTACCATCGGGCAGTATCCGGTTGATTACGATGTTTACGTTCACGATGTTACAGGAACAAATGAACTCGGTCATGAAACAGTTACCGGCAATACATCTGTTGAAGATACTGTTGATTTCTCGGCCGATGAAATAACCACAGCCAGAAGTATAAAAATCGTAGTTAAAAAATGGTCTGTCGGAAGTACCATTTTAAAAATGACTGAATTTTACGGTGTGATAACAGATACATTTTACATGGATGACATTGTATCTCTTGACGTGCTGGAAGAAATGGAAGCGGACAACAGTACATCTCCGACTGGAAATATGTCATGCAACGAGCTTAATCTTGAATTACAGAACGTTCAATTGATACGCTCAAACGGGGATATAGTTGATGATCCATATTTTCCCGACAATATCGCATCGTACTTGCACAATGTCATTACTCAAAACGTCCGCATTACTCCATACCTTGGCTTTAGATTGCCGGATACATTTTCCGCTTCTAATGCCACAATTATTGATTCTGATACCATTGCATTTACTGCAAATCAATCTGTGATTGAGGGGTACATTTTAAACTACGGCACTTCTGCAATTGATGTAGTGGCTTCTATTATTAACCTATCAGGCGGCACCGTTTCAATTGCTAATGCTGTTTATTCAAAGTATTTCTGCACTCTAAGATTTACAAAGCTTACCGGCAGTGTTGTAACATTTAAAATCAGATTGACCGGGAAAGCTTTTGTGCAGCACAACCTTGAATATGTTAAAATGGGTACATTTTGGTCAACCGAGTGGAATGTTTCAGAAGATGATTTTGCCGCATCAGTTACCGCGCGCGACCGCATGGAAATTTTACGCAATAATGAATTTGTTGCAGATACTATACCGGAAACATGTACGCTCTATCAAATGGCTGAAATGGTAATTAACAAAGCAAAATATTCTATACCCATGAATGATCTTACTTGGACTATAGATTCTGCATTATCTGGGTACACTCTTGAATATCCTTGGCTTGGCAAAGTAAACTATTTTGAAGCAATCACAAAAATTGCTGAAGCGTGTCAGGGTCGGGCGTACATGAATCGGGAAGATGAGTTAATTATTGAGGCTTTTGACGCCGACCAAATATCCGGCGTTCCTGATTTTACCGTTGCCCGTGTTGACTATAATAAACAAACTCGACCTATAAAATTATCAACAGTTAAAAATTATATCACTGTACCATACGGACCACTGGCGCCAGAAACAGAATCATCAGAGATATACACTACTGATGAAATTACTATCGAGGCTGGTGATACGACAAAAACCGTACCAATTGAATGGGGTGATGATGCCGTACTTGAACCGCTGGCAGAACCGGTTGAACAGGAAGATGTGTCAATGGTTGTAAGTGCGGGAACAGTATATTATCCGTGGGGCGCATCGGTAGTATTGACAAAAATATCTGGTACGAGTGGCACTTTAAAAATAAAAATAACCGGTAAAAAGTTGGTTGCTGGTGAGGTAAAAGAAAAATCGGTTTGGGACTCATTGGCAATTGCAATACCGAATAATAAAAAAGTTCACAAATTAAATCATAATAGTATGATTCAAACAGAGATTGCAGCCGTGGCGATAGGAAATTCGTTGTTGCTATCGTTGGCCGATGCTCGCCGGGATGTAACCGTAGAATATTCGGGTAATCCTGCAACAGAAATTGGCGACATAGCAAATATTGAGGTATATTCCCCTACAGCGGTATATGACGAATTTAGAGTAATGAGGCAGCAATTTAAATTTGATTCGACCGGGCTACAATG